TGGACTACGCAGAAGCAAACAGCAATTTCCAAAAAAAGACTGGGTCAAAATCAATGTACGACCCTTCTACATTAAAAGACCGAAAAGTTATGGGCATTGAAGATAACTTTGCCACCCAAGCTGAGGAGACTGCCAGGACAAAAGAACAACGAGACGAAAACTTTTACAATAGACAAAAAGATAATTTAGCTCAGTTTGAGAAAAACATTCAAGCTGTTACTGAAGCGCTTGGCTACCTTGAAGACAGGTTAAGTGGAATTGTTGGCACCAACATATCAACACGAGGAAGTATCTTTAGAAAAGCTGGGGGAGCAGCAATGATGGCAGGTGGCGCAGCACTTGCGTTCTTTGGTTCTCCAACTGGTATTGCTATTCCCGCGGGAGGAGCATTGATGGCAACTGGTGCCGCCATGATGGGTGACCCTGAAAAATCAACAAAAGCTCCAGCTGGTGCAGGCGGAAGCATCCTGTACGGGTATAGCAAACCGCCAGAAAGAAAGAGCATAGGAGAAGTTCAAAACACTGCAGGATTTAGAAACTTAAATGCTACGTTTAAAGATCGTTTGTTAAGAATGTTTGAAGCCAACCCCGCAGTGGGACTTGGGTCAGGACATCGTTCAGAAGCAGAACAAGAACGTTTATTTTTGTCACGTTATTCTGAGGTAACCGACGGGAGCAAAGGCGACGCAACGTACAAGGGCAAACAATACAAACGCCATACTGGTGCAGCGGTTGCCCCACCAGGAAGGTCAATGCACGAAGTAGGTTTAGCTGCAGATTTGGTGGGAGACCTAGACTGGGTTGCCAAGCATGCTAAAGAATTTGGTCTAAAAACAATTGATGGCCTAAACGAACCTTGGCACGTTCAACCAGCCGAACTTCCAAACTCGCGTTACGAATGGGAAAAACAAGGTTCTAAAATGGGTCATCCTTCTGATGCATCTAAAGGAGAAGTAGGTACCGATCCGTCGACAGGTGGTCCAGAAGGTGTAAACGTTGTTGGCGATAAAATCGTTAAAGGATCGTCGCTTGCTGGTGCGGTAGAAACGTTTAACCAAACATCTATTGCAAGCATTGTAGGTGCTGGTGCACAATACGATGCTATGGATGGTGGAGGAACAAGCAGCGTTGCTTCAAAAGCAGCTTTAAATGAAAGCCCTTCATCTACCCCAACCTCTAAAGGGTCTGGTGTGTCTGGAACAATGGACCCAGTAGAGATGGCTCAAATAATGTTGCGCAGAAAATTCCCTAAAGAATCAATTGCAAAAATGTTAGCAATTTCTTACAGAGAATCTCGTTGGCAACCTGGTGCTCGTAAAAATGATGATATTGAAGATTCCTTTGGTTTGTTTCAAATAAATATGAAAGGAAACTTAGGCCCTGTTCGTAGAGGACACTATGGCTTATCCAGCAACGAAGAATTGTTTGATCCAATTATGAACATCAAAGCTGCTCGCATTTTGTTTGGAGACGGTAGGGGTATTAAGCACTGGGGCATTGACGGAGATCCTATGCACAACACTGCAGAGGGCATGCCTAAAGCAATCGCTGCGGCTCAAGCTGTGGGCATAGATAGCATTGGCGACCCTACATTTTCTGAACCAACCCGTGGCGGAGGCAATGTAACTGTTGGTGGAGCAACAACAGTTACTATCGCTCCAAACATCTACATAACATCATCTGGTAGCACTGCATCAGATGCTCAACAAATGGCGCTGGAGTTGGCTAGGTTACTGGACAACAATCTTAAACGAGAGTTGCTGAGGAGCGTGTAATGGCTGTCAATGAAGATGCTGAAAAACGACAAGCAAAAGCTGATGTTCAAGTTAACCTTGAAAAACTTAAACAATACGGAGACGCCTATGGCGCCGCTCTAGGACTACCAACAGCGTCTTCTACTTTTAAAGAACCTTCAGGCAGTTTGCTGGACAATCCACCTTTTATATTTCCCGGACCACTAACAACCATTGCAGTAACTGGCAAACAATATAAACCTAAACGAGGGTATATACGCAGGCTAAACGAGTTCTACGCACGCATGGGTCCAGAAGCAAAATCCATTACAGGTCGTCGTTGCAATTTTCAATTTCAACCAGAGACAATAGTTCGTACTGTTAGTGCGCAAAGCACAGACACTCAATTCTTTTTTAATCAAGACCCAGCACAATTAAGCGTTCCAATTCCAGGACAGTCAAATTACAACATAACATTAATGTTCAACCGAGAAGCAGAGGTTGCTTCTGGAAAATACACAAACAATTCTGGAAAAATGATAAAATCAAAAAACCTTAGAAGCAGTACCGCAGAACTGGATGTAAACCAATTTATTACTGGAGACTATCAACCAGAGTGGGTTTGCAGCATTGGAGTTCTTGCAGACATTATGGTACTAGACGGAGTTATTGGTCAAGGAATTAGCACTGAAACTATTAGAATATTAAACACAATTAGTAACACCCAAGCCGCAACTACGGCAACAGATAGCACCGCAACAGAAGAACAAAAAGAACAAGCTCAAGATATTTTAGAAAAAGAATCTCAAAAAGTTAAATACTGGACACAAGACGCGGCTACTAATCCAAACCTAGGAAACACAGCGTTTTTAGTACCAACCCCTGTACGAATAATGTTGTCCAACATGATGATGATTGAAGGTTTTATTTTAACCAGCTCAGTTAATTTTCACAAATTTTCAAAACACTACATACCAACACAGTGCCGAGTGGATTTAACCGTTCAGGCCTTGTACATTGGTTTTGCCAAAAATCAAACTTTACTAACCCAAGACACCCCTTTGTCCTTAACTAGCGGCGGCTCTGGACCTGATGAAGTAACGGTAAAAGAAACAGATAAAAACATACTTCAAAAAACGCAAAGCGGAATAGATAGTTTTTTTAAAAATTGTTTATTTAACGAAAATCTTATTCCAAAAAACGCTATTTTCCTTACGGGAACACAAGGATTTACCACTGGACTGTTTCAAAGTAATTTCTTAATGTCCATAACTGATACAGGAGAAACGTTCTATTCTGAATATACAAGTGCTAATGGTGGAGAAGTTACTTGGTTTTGGGAAGCAACAATTAAAATGTTCTGGTATTCAATGGCCATTAATCAAGCAAATAATCGTCAGACAGGCGTGGTTGCCGCCCCCGCTGGGACTACTTACCGAAAAGTTACAAAAAACGACTTTTTGCCCAATGGTGAACTATTCCTTTTAAAAGAGTGGGGTACTGAAGAGTCTCCGCTTATTATAACTGCTTCGGGAATAGGTGCTAAAGATATAAACAGTTTTGGGCGACAAGATCGTTGGTGGCTACAAGGTGCCGAAGGTGATCCTAATAACAACAAAGCTAAGTGGACTTTTTCACCTCCAACTTCGCCTACGTACAAAAGACCATTTCATGCAGAAGAATTTAGGTTCCAATTGGAAGTAACAATTTCCGCAAAACGTTACGGTGCAGATTATGTTTCTAAACAAAAATTTAAATTGGATCAAGTTCGCCCTATAGTACAAGAAAAAGCTCTTTCGTCAGCAATGATTCCGACTATTTAATTATGGCTATTTTTTCAACTTCTAGATACACCTTTAGTCAAGAACTAAAAACTGACGGCAAAGTTTTAGCCAAACGAAAACTACCTCAACAACTAACTTATCAAATGTATATTGTGCGACCAGGCGACACTTTTGAAAATTTGGCTGCTAAAATTTATGGAGATAGTTCTCAGCATTGGCGTTTGTTAGATTTAAATCCGGAAATTGAATTTTCGTTAGACTTGGCGCCTAACGATAAAATTAGAATTCCTGTATGATCTTTTCAAATGCGTTTCCTGAAGTTCCGGTTTTAAACGTAACTGTGGTTGGTGGGGAAGTTCCCCCATCTCAAATTGCAATTGTAGACTTAACTTTTTCTGAAAATAAACACGACATTGCAACAATAACTTATGCAGGATTTCCTGGAATAGCAGTTACGTCGTATGTAGGCCTTCCAGTTCAAATTAAATTTGGAAACAACGAATCTAATTTAATAGATTTTGTTGGGTATGTTGCATACGTTGAAATTGAAGCCAACACCAGGATGGGAAGTACAAACGATTCTTTAATCCAAATGGCAAAAGTGGTTTGTTTTGGAAGCAGTTACCAAATGAAACCAATTAGAAGCACTGCCTATACTAATAAAACTATTAAACAAATTGTTGAAATATTTGCAAACAAATATAAGTTTTCTTATGCCGTTCCTAACAACAATTATGTTTTTTCCAATCTAAACCAAAACCAAAAGAGTGATTGGGAAATGCTGGTGGGTGCTTGCGGCAAATTAGGATATTCGGTAACAGCACACGGAACGCACATATCTGTATACGATAATTACTCTTCGTACTATCGTGGGTTGCCTGAAACTGTTTTGTATACTTTAGAAGATAGCAAAGGAACTGAGCGAAGGGCAGGAAACATTTACGAGTTTAAAGGTTTC